ATCGTCGCCATCAAACAGAGGAGTCACTGGATCGAACTCTGATTTATCATAGTTCCAGAATCCATCAACTTTTCTTAGTTTGATTTTGAAGTTTGCACCTTCCCAAAAGTCGAAAGGATTTAAAGGTGATTCATCTTCAAATGCTGGGCACATTGCCTCTTTTAGCATTTCAAAGATCTTCTTACCATATCTGTATAAGAATACCTTTCCTTCGTTTTCAGGATGCTTAGGATCAGATACCACTAAAATGTTAGACACATAGTGTAATCTTCTCTTTTGTTTCCTTGCTTGATCCTTGTTTGCTTCGATACCAGAGTTCCATAGTTGAGTGTTATACTCTGAAACTGGATCTTGTTTCCCAAGAGTAGTCAAGGACTTCTCGATGTACCAACCACCTGGACCTTGGAATCCATGATCCCAATAAGTAACCCATGGTTGTTCTTCTCCTGCTGGGGATGGTAAGAATCTAACTACAGCAAACCCATTGCCAGATTTATCCATTTCTGGTTTCCAGAATCTTTCATCTACATAGGATTTAGTTGTTGATTTACCACCATCGGCATCAGCCATAGCAGTTTTTAGTTTATCGAGTGAACCTCGATTGCGTTTTAAGTCGGCAAATGACATATATTTCTCCTTTATTTACTAAGTATTGCGTTGTATTATTCAACTTCATAATCTGGGAACATCGGTATTCGGTCTACATATCCCGAGCCAAGAACCCATTCTTCTTGATTATTAAGTATATTATATTCTATTTCATGGGTGTCAGTAAGTGACTTTTGAAAATTAAATGAAACATTTTCAAAATGTTTTACAATCGCCATCAGTTGGTCTTTCTGTGCAGTTAATACACGGAAAGTATCTTCTTCTTCCCAATCATAGTTGTTAGTCCCCTTGTAGATATTGTCATAGGATTCGCTCCATAATGAGTCAAAACCTATCAAGTTGACTTCCGTCGCACCTTCCAAGCATGCTAATCCTACAGCAGTAGAACCACATACAAGATCCCTTAATAAAGGATCAGTGAAAGGTGTGATTTGGTTTGGTTCTTCAAAGCATAGTATTTCAGTCGTTCCTTGAAGAGAGGATCCTTGACTGAAAAAATGCGTTGAAGCATCAGTAAGATTATGTGTAGTGATCTCATTGTTACGAGTATCAAAAGTCAACATCATCTTAAACTGTTCGAGCATATCTATAGGAGTAGCATCCCAATCCGCAAATGCTACTCTATGCTCTTTATAGTATCCAGAATTGACTATCTCTATTTGCATAGGAATGTCTACTGCTACTAAAGTGTTTGGTGAGAAATCTCTGTAGAGTGCATTACACCCATAAGTATTCTCAAGTTTGCTTAAATCAAATTGCGTCCTACTCGGACCATTACCAATAATGTTTGCGATCATAATAAAGTTATTGTTGTTGCTGTCCCATAGCAAGAATGTATTCTAACCATTCTCTCATTGTCCAATCTAGTCTTAGACTGATCATACTCCATTCTTTTTGATGCTTGAGCACACCATGTGCTACATTTAGATTCACAAGCATAGGTTGATAAGGTTTTACAGTGTAATTAAAATGATTACTTGTGTTTTTACCTTCTTCAACAATAGTAGGAACATGGGTCATCTTCTTACTTGCCAATCTTCCAAAAGATGTAGAAGAATGTACAAGGGTAACAGGTTCATTGAACACAGCGAGTACGACACCTCTATCGTAATCAGTGAAACTATGTAACTGCCTACGAGCATCGTGTCTTTCAGCATTTAATTGCCATTCTATATGATCTTTCTTATTCAACATAAAGTTGGTCTTCAACCATCTGCTGAAAGAATCGTAGTTGCCTTCGGCAATACGATCATAGGTTTGCTTTCTCATTTCTAAAGCAAAATCAAAAATCATAAGGTTTTGTCTTAGATCATTATACTTGTTCATGTAAAAATTTCCATTGCTATCTTTTTTAATTTACTGTGATCACCTGAAACAAAGGTAGAATGTTTCTTCAACCTTTTACTCTGTTCTTTCCAGACTATTGTTTCAGATATTTGTTTATCCCAAACTGCTATGTATTTAGTAAGTTCGTCAAACAGTATCATAGTTTCAGGTGAAACCTTTTTTGCTAGATATTGCTTAAGCAGTACAGGATGTTGTCCATTCTTTACCTGTAACAATTCATCCAAAGAGTATTTATTCGACAAAGAACTTAATTCTTTTTGAAAAAGATAGGTTAAACTTTGCTGTCGTTTTTTGTATTCTGAGAATACCATTTCTGAATCGTTTCCCAGCAGTTCCCCAACCCATCGGTCGGAAACTGAAAGGTTGGCGATGAGGAAAGACTTGAGATCAGTTCCATACTTCCTTGCGAGTTTTGCAAAGTGGTATTTATCCTTTCTTCTAAGAAACGACTTGAGGTCTGCTTTAACGACTCCATTGTATTTGACATAGTCGTATGACTCCTGTGTAAAATGTAATTTAATCCCTAAGTAAAGGCAGTATGCATCAAATCCTTCGCGACTAGTCATACTTTACAGTGGTTCTCCAAAGTGTTCTTTCACCAGCAAACTTATGATACGCACCTCTGTGCATACAGGCAGTGTTGTTAAATATCAAACAATCACCTTCTTCCCAATTCACTTGCCATAGTAGTTCGTCATCATTAACCAACAACATAAAGATTTCATTTGCTAAGATACTATTGCTTTTCGTAGGCAATACTGATACAGGAGAGATATACATTGTCTCTCTGTCAAGTATCTTATTGTATCTCAGTAATGGATGAGCAACCTCTTCGGAGTAGTAAAACTCTACATGTTTCCCAGCAAAGGCATCATGATGTTTATCATATGCCAAGCAAAAGTCAACAAGCAAAGTGGAACCACCACCAAGTCTCGGATTAATAATATTGTATCCGTGGATATCGGCATCTCTATCTGTCTGAGTTGGTTTATAATTCTTTGCATATAAAATTCCTATGTCGGCAAGTTCCTTCCTATGTGGAAAGTCTACATGCCAGTTTTTGAAACCACCGATCAATGCTCTTTTTGCTTTATACTCATCACTCATATCGCCAAAACCAGATAGACCTATTTCTACATCTTCTTCTTGATCTAATCCAGCATAGTCAAAGATTGCCATTCCTGGCAGACTGGACTTTGCTAGTACATTGCGTGATTCAGAATCTTGCTGTTTAAACTCAGACATTCGAGTAGAGTTGGCAATACGACTTACCTCTTTTTGATGATGTGTATCATCATAACATTCTAAATCAATATCACCTATGGATAAGGAGAAGTCATAAAACTCCTGCTCTGTCATATCTCCTAGATGTACGAGGACTGCGAACTTAGTTTTTAAGTCCTCTCGTATTGAATATCTGGAAGATCTTTCGAGTATTCTCATATGGGAAGTTTTCCTCTAGACTTGCTCCCCTTAATCAAATTAAGATTGGATGCTTCTGCTGTAAGTTTTTGTTTGAGTCCATCACTCAATAATCTTTTAGCAGATTCAGGTTCTAGAGAATAAGATTCGCATACTCCTAAGATAGCATCGATGACTTCTGCACCTTTACTAATCTTTGATTCAACTTGTTCAGAGAATTGCTTTTTTGATAGTATCATAATTATCCATTATATAAGTAACGATGCTGTAAACATCAGCAACATTACGATTCCTAAGAAAGCAAATGCTAATGATATTGCTACCATTAGAACAGCACTGGGAGTCAACTGTATATCGTTTACCTCAGTACCCACTCCTGTTAGGAGTTTTGCTATCACCTTAAAAAATTTTATCATTAATATAAAAAATCACCAGCATTGAACCAAAAGCAACTGCTTGTACAATTGCTGGTATTACAACAAAGCAAACCATTGCACTGAATTTGCCAGCACGGAAGAAATCCTTTTTCTCCCACTCGGAAACTTCTTCAGGTGAAGCATCCTTCGTAGCATTCAATGGCAAAGGTAATTGTTGTGCCATTATATAAAACTCACAGACCCTGTGGTTGCTGCGATTGAAAATCCAAACATGCATATCAGCATGAGCAACCCTACATTGTCTTTCAGTTTTTGTAGTCTTCTCTCACTCATTGCTCATCCATTTATTAAAATGAATGGCACTGTTAATGCTGCAAAAAGTAAACAGAAAACAAAATCGCGATGTATATTCTTTAACATGATTTCCTAAATTATAAAAAAGTTGAACCAATTTGGACTATATTTATAATTTATGATTGCCTATAAGAGGCACTTATGAAACTTTTTCATACAAATTATAGTATTGCGTTCGAAGTTTTACAAGATCAGTTAGATGACGATCAGGTTCATCAACAAATAGTTGAGTAGAACTATCTTCATCTACAGAAATCAAAGTCACGATGATCTTAGGCATTTCACCTGTCATCTCTTTTACACATGCAGCATACGCACTCTCTTGTATAAGATACGATTGTATTCTGCTTTCAGTCTTTGCTTTATTTGAAGTCTTGAAATCGATGATTGCTAACTCACCTCTAAACAAACCTACACAGTCACATCTACCAGCGATACGATAATGATCGCTGTACATAGCAGACTCAATAGCAAATGGTTCAATCTTATCCAACAATGGGATCATAGATTTGAAATTCATTTCTTGTAGGGGATTGTCGAACTCGAACTCTTCATTGCGTAGATACTTTTCACATAGTGTATGAAAAGAAGTACCTCTGCGAGATGCTCGACTAGATATCTCAGTTGCTTTCTTTTCACCGACTCTCTTTCGCCATGCTTGTATGTGCTTTTTGGTTAAGAGTCCAGTGACAGAAGTCACACTAGGATACTTGTTGCCTTCGGGAGTGACATAGTGTCGTTTCCCATCGATAGTTTCAGTCTTGAGATTAAACTCAGACAATTCATCAAATGTCATAATATAATTATACTGTATTAAGTTCGTGCTGTATAGGTGATTTCAGATAATTCTTCGTGTTCTAATTCTTCTAAGAGATGCGTGATATTGTATTTGCCTTTCTGCGTGTTGAATCTAACACCCACCCATTGTTGATCATAATCTTGTTTAGGAACATTATGTTGTAGATTAGTGGCAAGACTAAAAACATCACCCTTGTATATATCATAGGTGGTATCGTGTACAAATAATTTCATATCGGTGAGAGCAAGCAATATAGGATCTACAGGTTCAAAAACTGTATCTCTATGCAAGGGCACAGAGTGATCAGTACCACAGAATCCTGCTTGAGGAACAACAATTGTTTCTTCCCCATAAGGAAACCATGTACCAGTGTATTTTAAAAAGTTTTGAGTGTAATCTATATAGATCTTACGAAACCACTCTTCACCCATAAGTTTTTCTCTGGGTCTATATAATCCAGTGGTGACGATTTGATTGATGCGTGTGTGAGAAGTTGCTCCATCTTCGTTGTCATAATTAAGAACACCATCCCAATATAGATAAGATTCTTCTGGGACCTCACCTATGTTTCGCCATTTTACAAACTTAGGATATCCCACGTCTTTTTAATCCACCCTTTATTTCTTTAAGATCCAGATAGTCTATGTATTCATACTCAAACATATCCGCAAGATGTTCGATGCTACATCTTGCTATATCTATACCACATCTAACTGCTACCCATATTTGATCATGAGGAGCAGGATCCATTGAGTGTGGAATGTTGGTCGGTATAGATACGATGTCTCCCTTTGCTACTTCATATCTCTTTTTGTTTACTGTTAAACTCATATCTGTGAATGCTAATATGAGTGGATCTTTTGGCATCATCCAATTATCTGTGTGCTCGGTGACACTAGAACCAGCATACATATAACCTGCTTGGGGCATGAGTTCTTCAAAGATACTTAAATCAACTTCAGGAAACATATGTTTAAGTAGCACTCTTGGCAACAACTTATAAATTCTTTCCATATGCTCGCTTCCACTTAGATCTTGTGGAATTTCTTTGACTGTAGTTCCTTCTGTTGCGAATTTGTTTTTACTTTTGACCCAGAATGGATCATCAGGTGAAGACTTGTATCTAAAGATATCTTTCCACAATATCCTTGCGTCTTCGGGAATCTCTATGTTTTTAAACTTTACGAAACTTGGATACATTTATGTTCTCTATATCTGGCAACTTATCTGGATTTAGTTCGTCTAAGATATCTTGTTTCTCTTGTTCTTTAGAACCAAAGATTCTTTCCCACTCATCCTGATATTTTGTGCCTACTTCTGGTCTTCGTCTACTTCCTTTTCCTGCCATTTTATTTCTTCCCAATGCTCAACTGTACTCACTCTAAATGAACGATAAGCATCTTTATCTAAACACCATACCACTAAATGATCAGACAGCACGTCTTGATTGAAACTTTCTGGTAGATTACTATGCCCTGCGATATCTCTGTTAAGTGTACTCGCCATGATACGCAATTCACCTGTATCTATCTTTCGAAAGTGAATGTTGCATGCACCCTCTTTGAGTGCGGAATACATTTGTACGACATTGATGCTCATTTTTTATTCCTTATGAATACCAATTCTTGTTCCCAGTTCTTTTTATTCTGTTCTGATTCGCCCGATCCCTTCTGAGCCAATATAACTCGACCCCCATCCATGTCAACCCTAATAGAATCAGTGGTGACCACCTCACCATGTCTTCCAATAAATACACCTGTCAATTCTCCTTTTGTATCTTCGGGATGAAGATTTGTTATCAATTCTATAAGTTCTTCTTTTGTCACTTCTTCTTTGCTTGTTTCACTACATGCTTGGCGACAGTGTCAATAGTTTTCTTTTGCTTAATAGTTCTATTGTCACCATACCTGCGAGCAACTTCAGATCCAGGATGTGCTTCTCCGATCTTACTCATGACTTCTTTGAACCCAGAACTAGTCTTTGCTCTATCACCATGACCACCTACTATAGCAGGTGCACCAATTTGTTGTTTTAGAGTTGGGTTGTTTTCTTTGAACTCGTCTAACTTAGTGTAAGACATAAAGTGATCTTCGAGATCACCTGTTTCAGTATTTAAAAATGTATATGTTGGCATTCTTCACCTTGCGTTTCTCATGCTTTCTGCAATCTGTAATAATATAGAGTCTACATCTTTAGCACTACCTGCACTTGCAACTAGTTCTTCTATGAGATCTACGACATCGTCACCGATATCAACAGGCACATCTCTGCCTGTTCCTAATGCGTTGATCAATCTATCTGCCAATTCATCAGGTATTGTAAATTCGTTAGACATTTCTCCAACGACATGCTCTTCTGGTCTACGAAATCTTACGATGTGAGAAGCAAATTCATATGATTCTGCATCCACATAATCCGTATACCATGCGTCAGTTTCATCGCAATACCATTCTGTTGTAAATCTTGTTTTTGCCATACCAATATTTAGGTTGACATAAATGCTGGGATAGGTCTATTAGTCCATTTTGCGAAACTTTTTTTGTAATTTCGATAATAATTCTGATAAGCAATGATAGAACATTCTTCTTTCACATCATCTGGCATTGCTTGTGGTGGTTGAAAGAACTTACGATTAATGGGTATGTTCTTCGGTGGCATAGCAAGTAGTTCTCTGAGTTTTTCATCAGTCATATGTACTTTACCATATCTGTAGGTGTATTCGTCACAGAGTGCACAGAACAACTTGTACACATAGTTGTAGTTGTAAGCAGATTCTCTAGTCCATTTGGCACTCGGATGGTTAATATGAGATGCTTTGTAAAGTGTATTCTCATAGTTAGAGTTCTCATGTAACCATCTGCGTATGTTTCTACCATTCGCAGTTTTGTCCATGTACTCTGTACCATCCAATATACGATGAGCAGTACTCATAAGTTGAGCATACTCTATGATCATTTTAACTACATGCTTGTCACAATGTAATTCCGCAGCAACCTTTGGTGCTTTATCTAAGTAAAAGATGTTCATTCAAACCTCCCGATCCATTCTAAATAAAACTCATCTAATTCAGTAGTTGGTATAAACTGTTTATGATCTATAGTTTTCCATATGGGTATGTCTTGTGCTGTTTGCTTAACAGCATCTTCTGCGTATAGTTTACCAATAGATAATGGTAATCCTTCTGGCACCCAAAACTCTGACGATAAACTAGTTTCATACTCATCAACTTCTGTAAGTTTATTAAAAGCAGTAACCAAATGCACACCATCAACTGATACATCGATACGATTATTGAAAGGGTCAAAGTTTCTAGTCTTGATAAGTGATTTCTTTCCTGGAGGTAGAGTATTCACATCTCCTTCTTTGTCATTACGATTATCACCTAAGTACAATTCTATGTAAGCAGTATGAGGATATAACTCATGCCCTGCTTCATAACCAAAGTCTACAAGTTCTACAGTTTGCCATCCATGAACTGAAGTGAAATGAGGAATGTCAAAAGCATTCCGTGTAATGTTAATATAGTTTGTAGGGATATCCATCTCTACAACATCGTAAAATACTAAATCGTTCTCTGGTACCATTTTATATACTCATCCATAATGGGATCAATGCCTTCTTCGGGAAGATGTGTAGTCACTTGATCCAATATGACTTCATCTTCATGTGTTATAGGTTGCTTAGACTTAAACACTGACTCCATAAAAGGTCGTGTAAATCGTGTAGATTCTTTGTTATATAGGAAGATTTCGGTGTGTTTACACTTATTTTCTTCTAAATCTTCGTTGATTTCTATTGTCGTATACATATGGTCACCTGAAGTGGTAAATACATCAACTATCAACTCATTGGGTACAAACGATCTTACTTTCATTCTAAATTTATGAGTGCTTCTGGGCATAGTAGCATCTACACATAAAAAAGCATAGGTACTAAAGTCGCTGTGTATAACTTTTACATCTGTAAATTTATGTAGATGTATTAGATGGGGTACATCAAAAGCATTCATGGTCATCGTGTGAGCAGATGCTGGCATCGTAAGATAGTGTGTACGATACTCAGTCATTCTGTCAAATGTTTTTTGTGCTTGAGGGGATAGGTTAACCATTGTAATCTAGATACTGTAATATGACTTTTCTCTCTTCTTTCGAGAAGTCTTTAGTTAAACTCTTTGGTCCATAGGTTGTACCAAATCTAGTAAGTTTATCACCAGCAGTCACAGCAGCATTCCATTCTTCATCGTTGTATTCTATTGTCATTTCTTCAGCAGACTTGACTAGTTTTCTTCCTAAGTCTGCCATGTACTTTTCTGCTTCAGACATACCAAAGTAATGTATATTCATTTTTTCTCCTTGAGAGTTTCATAGTATAGTTTTTGTAATTGGTTTACATTGGTTTTGAGAACAGCATTTTCTGATGTTAATGTTTTGTTCTCTTTCTTGAGTGCGATAATCTGCCTTCTTAACTGTTCTTCTAATGTATCGTTCAAACTACCCCAATCTTTCATAGTTATATTATAGGTTTTTTGTTGAGTGCTTTAAAGTGTATTTTGCTATTTCTTTTGCTTTAATTTTCGCAATTTCGTCTTGAAGTCCCCAAACTCCTGGGTCGAGGACAAGAATTTTTCCACCTGCTTCTTCGTTGAGGGACCTGCAGATTTCCACTTGCGATAACTTATATATCCGATAACTAGCAGAGACACGATTGTCTTTATGATCCAGATTGGCAGCAATACTAGAGATGTGAACAATGGGTGTACCTCTCTTTACATACTCGCGATAGATTGCCATATATGCTGTAACATTTGCTGTAAATCTTTCGTTTAGTTTCCATAAGTTTTGTTCCATGATTGGTGCACCATTCATGCCAGTCATCATATAATCTGATTCTTCTCGTTCTTTATCCCATTGATGAGCAACTCCTATTACTACATCAACTTCAGGTGCATCGTCTACAAAGTTTTGGACTTGCATTAGATTGTTTAGATTCAACTGAATGTATTTATCTATACTTTGTTTTTGCGTCTTTTGCCAACTTCTAGTTGTTCGGAGTACTTCATGTTGGGGGGATAACTCTTCATAGAGTGCTTTACCCAATCCTGTTCTACCACCTATAATTAAAACTCTCATTCGTAATTACCCAATCCCATTCTCATGGTATAGTTTTCATAATTCCAAGTGTTAATTGCTAATGAATATCTGGTACCTCTAGTCACTGGTAGAATTTCATGATCTATTTGACCTGATGGAAACCAAACAAGTCTATTCTTTTTAGGTTCTACTTCTATCTTCTCGCCATCTTCTAAATGTAAGACTAAGTTTCCACCCTCTACATCATTCTCAACAGGGTAGTACACACAACCATAGTTCGGATAGAGTGTTTCAACTTTATCCCTTATATATGTTTGCTCATCTGTATCTCTATGGGGTGGTAATTTCTTTTTGTGCACTCCTATTCCTTCGGCATATATTTTGTGCGTCCAATATTCATATGCTACTGTGTCATGCTTTTGTGGACAACGAGACCATATGTAATTGATAATTCGTTTTTTAAGAGTGTTGGCAGGTGTGCCTTTGTAGTAATAGTAGAAACCTTTTCTATTCCAGAATGAGGAATCCCATTCTATGTCAGAAAGTATGCGTGTATCTTTTATGAAATTGTCAATCACTTCGATCATAATGTAACTAAGATTTACCAGCCAGATGCTGGTACTGTATATCTATCGTGTGATGATGGCAAAGTTGCGTAGAACTTAGTATCATCAGAATCATCTTTTGCATCTTGTACTTCGCAAACATAGTCGAAGTATTCATTTATGTGTGTGGTTCCAGCATCATCATCTGAACTGTAAAAAATATCACCATCATAATTAGATCTGATAAATTTGTGTTGAGTGTTTAATCCATTAGCAGTATCTAAATGATCTTTCGCAAATTGTAACCACTGTGCACTATCTCTCCATACTATTTTAAGATCTACATTAACTGCAGTTTTTGTAACATTACAGGATTCTATTCCATCTGCAGTTGCGATATCATTAAACTCTTGTGCACCTGAAAAAATAGGTAGTACATCAACAACATATTGTTTGTTTGCACAATCCATTACATTTTCGGTTAAATGCTCATAGTAACTATCTACATTAGATGTAAAATATCTGGTGATTACTGTTATCATAATTATACCTTATGCAAAATCTTCCCATGCCCATCCACCAGATGGGATACTGAAGTTTGCATGTTTGTCATCATACAAAACAGCAGCAGTGTGAGCAAATGCTGCAGATTTACCATCATCTAAAAACTTTTGTTTTTGTGCACCAACCCAATCGCTGAATAGGTTGTAATGTGATAATGCTGGTTCGGTATCTTGATGATCGTAATCTATGACCATAGCATTAGCAACTCTTTGTTGTAAATATGTATGTAGAATACTTGTGGATGTACCATCTGTAAGTTTAGCAAACCATTGGTCTTCACCTTTCATAAATTCTAACCATGATGCTGAACTGTACCATTTAATTGTAAGCAATACTTTAGTGTCAGATTCTGTTTTTTCTATGGTAACACTTTCAATATCACCTGCATCAACATAAGCATTGAATTCATCTTTCTGATTGAAAGTTGCTGTTGATCTGTATTTCTTAGTGCTAAGATCAAACACATTGTTGATCATTGTGTTATAAAATGCATCCACATCACTAGGTGTGTATGTAAATGTTGTTATCATTTCTACTGTTCTCATTAGATTTCCTCTATCTTTATATTTATAAATTTCTCTAAGTCTCTCTTACTTATAATCTTGTTATCTGCCAATTCAGTTACCATTGCTGTTGCACCTATTCTTAAACCTTTGTTGTAACTAAAAATAGCACAGCATACTATAGAAATCAAATATACAATCTGTTCTGGTGTCATGTTAACTCCTAGTGAGTTTTTTAATGTTTTCGATTTGTTGCGTGATTATTGGTTTTCTTGATGGCCAATAAATATATTCCTTCTCCTCATTCTTCATAAGGTTATAGAGTAAAGGCAATATCATCTTCTCCAATTCAATCAACTTATCCTTATATAATACTACTTGTTGGTCAGTGCTCGCTAGTGAGTTTTCCTTGGCATTATCTAATTCAGTTAATGCTTGGGAAAGCAATCTACCCATGTTATCAATCTTAGAATCTAATTCAGCGAGTTGTGATGAACTTGCTGCAGATGCTCCAGAACTTGCTACTTCTTCTAATCGTTTCGCTAGTTCTTCATTAATACCTGCGGACTCACCAGTGGCTGTGACTAATTCGTCACTGTCGACTGCGGTAAATCCAAAGTCATTTTGTATATCGTAGTATTCGTCGCTCATATTACTTTTGAGGAATCGCACCAAATGCTTTTCTTATTTCAACTAAGTTAGCAATTCCAGTTTCCATCTTGCCATAGTATTTAGTCGCATCTATATCGCAATACTCGAAAATTTTTGCCATTACTCGCATAGGATTCTGTATTAACTCGTCATATGTGACATGTATATGATCTGATCCCTCTATATCAAAGTATCTCGATCTGGCAAATCTATTGATGTTATAAGCATCTAAAAGACATTCTTTTTCGCTGATGTTAGTATAAGATCCTCTGTAGTTATACAAAGCATTTTGTAAGGAGTTTAATTGTGCATCTTCATCTCGAGTAATCCATATGATCTTGCTGTTTGGGAATACTTCTTTGTATGACTTTACAGACTTTGCTGTTAGGAGTGGGGTTTTACAGAGAAAGTACTCTGTTTGTTTATGTCTCCATAGCAAATTATAAAATGATCTTTGCCATATGAGAGCATCATTGTCTTTTTTGTATCTTTCATTGCAGTATTCAGTAAACGATCTACATCGAAATGCAAAGTGAATACTGTCCGCCAACATGGGTGGAAATAGTGCTTGCGGATCTTCTTCATAATCTTCTGCCTCTACTGTATGCGTACCACCAAATGATTTAAACTGAAATAGATCTGTAATCTTTTTACAGTCATCTATCTTCTTTTGTCGGTTTAAATCAGTTGTAATGGGTAATGGAGATTGGAACTCAAAGAACTGAGGTCCATGAAATATACCAGAAGTTGCTAGACACCTATGTAAATAGGTTGACCCACTTCTTGGCATAGACATGATTTGAATAATGGGTAAATCAAAGTCTAGATCTTCGTGCTTTTCAAATTCTGCTTTGAGACCAAAGTATTGCTTCAGTCTATGAGGAATAAGATTGTTTTCTAGAACTTGTCGACCAAAGTCATTGAAGTTGCCATAATGCTTATTCAATCCATCTACAAAGGCATACCATTGCTCAGGAATATCTCTGGTTTCGTAATTATAGTTCGACAGGTTGAACATTGATCAATTGTTGCTCTGATGCATCACTATCAAATTCATGGAGTATAGAACCTTGTCCATCCCACATGGTTATCTTAGTTGATGTTGGATTACCTTCTTCATCTACTTGGTTTTTCATTTCTACAAATGCTTTGTTCTTTTGTAATGTGTTAGCAAGATCTTCGTCACCTTGAATCAGTAGAGTGTTTTTGATTACACGATAGATTTCTTTTTCTTGAGAAGTGTAAAGCATTTTGGGCATATCCTCGTCTCTACAGTTCCATGTGATTATAGCATAGGGAATACCAGTCTTAGGAACTATATGTTGCCATAAGATTTCATCACCCAACTTCCAGTCTACTAATGCAAATAATTCATCTCTATTGAAAGCATATGTAACATAATCATCACTAGATGCTTGTCCTTTGATTTTAGATTGCCACATTCTTTCACATACCCACCATGTGTTGGTTGTAGGTGATAAAACATTTTGCCAATTTTCATCAATGTAAAATCTAACTTCTTTCTTAGACTTTACATAAACAAACCAACCAAAAGGTGCTTCTGAACTTTTGGCTCCCATCTTGACTGCTAGTTCGCATGGAGTGCTTAAGTTTACTTTTTGATCTGCGTGAGAATATAATCTACTTGACCAATATGTAATTCCTTCTCTAGATATTTTTGCCATTATTCTTTAATGTATGTTGCTTCTGTCCATTCAGATTCGGTAGTAGATTCTACTGAACCTGATGCTTCTAATTCTTTGACCATTTTCTTTGCTTGTTTATCAAAAGATTTGATCATGTTTGCTTTTGTATCTTTAACATTCACTTCTAGACCCAATCCTGTTGCTACTTCTTCTATCGTTTTTTTAGTCATAGCATTCAGTTCTTTCTTATCTGGTATCACCAAAGTATCACCTTGTTCTTCTAGAGTATCTTCAAACTCTTTTTTAAGATCCTCTTTCTCTTGCTCTGCCTTTTTCTCAGTTGCTTTCATCAATTCTTCTAGATCGATTGGAGTTTCTGGTAAGTCCCCTTCTACTTCTATTTCTACTGGAGGTATGGGTGCTATCTCTGGTTCAATAGGTGGTACATAGTCGCTCATCACATTGGCAGCATCTTCTACTGCTGATGGTCTAGTTTCTATTACATCACCTGCTACAAACTCATCTGCTGTATCTCTAAGCATTTGTGCCATCTTAATTGCTCTAGATGGTTTTTTAGGTGCATCTTGATTAACAACAGGTGTACTCATTTTAACTGCTTTTGGCATTTCCTCTCCTACCACTGGTGCTGGTGCTCCAGACAATTGTGCCTGTAGTTGAGCAACTCTTTGCTGAAGTTCTTTTCTTTGTTGTCTTTCATTAGCAAGTGCATTTTCTGTAGAAGTTTCTTTGATTGCTTCTTGTTCTGCCATTTGCTTAGCAGTTTCTTGCTGTTGTTTGATTCGTTCTTCTGTTTGGTATCTTGCTTCTGCTTCGCAGACATCGCGAAGTCTAGCAATGGGGGACAACTCGTTGCCTCTTAGTCCTCCTCTTGTACAGACGACATCGACTAGGTTTACAACTGCAGTTAAATCTTCAATTGTTATATATTGGGTTTGCATTATTTACTCCATAATTTAAAAAATAAGGTCTTCGACTAGCATAGTGACATGATGTTCTAAACAATTATCAAAAGTATGTCTAGCAGAATTTATTTATAGTCTTTTTGAAGACCTTACTAAACGAACTCATCTCATACTTTTTATCTCAACAATTCTGATAGTTCGTTTAAATCCTCTATCAACTTATAACGACTTCTCCTAAGTTTTGCAAGTTTGGTATTCGCTGTCCTTTTATGCCTAATCTTTCGATTGATAGCATGAATAGTTCTATCAACCTTATGTGTAGGTCTGGACAACACTTTACTATGATACACGGATCACCTCCTTTATAGTTGGTTCTCCTATCCGTCGTCTGTTATAGTCGAGAGATTGTACTCACACCAGTCGTTCTATCTTCTTGCTTTTCAACAGGTATCTCTACATCGTCAAAATGCCAATCACAGGTCCATGTTATTCTATCACCTGTACTCTTCCACTGACTGTTTGTATGATCATACAAAAACTCAACTAGTGAATTTATTAGAGGATCATACAGTTTTAGTAACCCAGCAATCGGGTCAAAGTGTCGGAGTTCTCCAACACCTACAGATCCATCTCTATCATATTGGATGAATCTATCATCTCCTGTTAATCCTAACTTATTCATATAGAATATTTAGTTAGAAATAAGGTCTGGGAATGCTTTTTGTACTAAATTTTTTGTTAAATTTTTGAAGGCAACTAACTTCTTATCTTTTACTTGATCCATAAGTGATGCTTCTTCAGTTGGAATCTTTTCTAACATTTCTATCCACATATGTTCTCTCTTTGTCTGCTGTACATCAGATGCACTTTCTACAAAGTATTTGAACATTTTGAATTCATGCCTTAAAGATGACTCTGTTAGATCAGGTCCAGGAGCAGAATTCCTAGTAAAAGGTGTTTTGCCATCTGGTAGTTTAGATACGATAACATTATCGAACTGCCACTTGAGAACAGGTCTCAATGCACCATTCTTATCTGCCCAATACCTAAGACCCTTAATTCTAGTGTCCTCATCTTCTGCTTGTTCAACTGCAACTAATATCTCAAAGACATTGGCAGTTGGTAACAGTCTTATCTTCTCTTTAGGTATAGCAGCAAGAACAGGATCTGGTACTTGTTTAACTGTACCTGTATCTTTTGCTTCAACAGGTTGTACTGTTTGCAACTTTTCTTCCTTCGCCATATTTTGTAAGGTCTTTTTGTTTAAGGATCCTGGTGGACGACCTCTACCTCTTTTCACTTTCTCAGCCATTTTTCTAAAAATCTCCAATAGCATTTAATAATTCCTTTAAGGAGTGCTTCATCATATATGGTAATAACTTCCCAGAAGGAGGTTCCGATTCATCAAATGCTTTTAGTATTCTCAGATTCACTTCTTCAGGTATCTCATCTAGATCGATAAGAGTTTTGTTCCTTACATAATTACGATAATAGTTGTCGTATTTGTCGACTCCATTTATATACTTATTTAGTGTTGATCTTCTCATAGGTTTTTGCCTATCACCATCAACAATAACATCATCACCTGACAGGATATTTGGTATCCCATCACCTTTGTCACCTCTTAGGATATGCTCAGCGAGAAACTCCTCAGCATTATCAGGTGAAACAAACTTACTTAAATTCGGGGAGTACTGCTTAACATAATCATACTTCTGTAATTGCTGAAAGTCTTTATCGCCAGATACAATGAGAACTTTCTCTTTGCTATCTTTAGTGAGTACTCCGATGATATCATCTGCTTCCGCACCCTCTACTCGTAAGAATCGATAAGGTAGATTATTTTCTATCTCATCTCGTATCTTATTTAGCATACCAAAGATAACATCCCAATCTATATCAGATTCTTCACGATGCTTCTTACGATTTGCCTTGTAGTTGGGAAAGTATTCTCTTCGCCAATACTTTCTATCATCAGCACATAAGACTATGTCGCCATACTCATTCTTAAACTTCTTAGCATAACTTCTAATGGTATTAAGCACCATGTGTCGTAGCAAGTCTTCAGATATCTCATCACCTTTTAAGCGATTCATCTTCACTTGTACCATTACCCCAGCAATCATTGTCTGGGTTAAATCTACCAAAATCATTTATCTACCCTTAATAAGATACAATGCTCATTAATGCGACCATTTGCATTCTTTTCTGTTGAGTTAATTTCGTCCATTAACTTTCTTAAAACTAATTTTCCACCCTCTAAGCATTTCTTAATATACTTGGCAGGACTTCTACCAATACTCTTTTGCTTAGCACTGTTCGGTCCATATCCATATATGGTAGTACCTCTTACATCTAACTTGCCACGATACACTTGTAGCACTTTGCTCTTGGTATTATAAACCCATAATTCACTAGCACCTATGATTGTTGCAGGATTAATACTGCTAATCTTAAGGTTTCTATCATCTTGCTTGAATTTGAGTCGTTTAACTTTAGTGGTAGCATCAACCAATTTAGATTTTCTCATACGAGGTTTGAATTGTTGCTTTTTATTGTTTGCCCATCTTTCGGCATCATCTATAATGTTTCTTAAGAAACCCACGAACTTTCTTCTACCACTCAAACCCATATAGGCATAACCCTCTTTGAGTTGTTCATCTTCTTCTTCGTTCTTAACCTCAATGGCAAGTTCCCTATAATGAGGTGCAATCAATGCAGCCATCTTGGCATTTAGATCATGCTTCTCGCACCATTCGTACATATTGAACTCTGATGTAAAATCATTATCTATAAACTCATCAATCTCATGCTCGACTTCACCTAACATCTCATAGAGTTTATCTTCCATTAATTGCTGTATGCTTTTCTTTGGTTTCTTGTTATAGGTTTTGGGTTCGGTGGGTTTACCTTTTCTTTGCTGTAATTCTCGAATCCGAGTATCTAACCATGATTCTAAATTTCCACCCAATACTGCTTTGTGTACCTTTTGCCTTGCTATTCCTGTCAAAGATGCAGTAAAGAAACTATTCGGGATACCTAAGAAAGAACTGTAGAAGTCCTTATCGTAGTTTTCCTTTACATATTCATTCAACCATCTAGCACGAGTGGTGTTATCCGTCATGATAGCATACCAATTGAGAACAGGTCCCAATTCTTTGACATTATCTTGTAAGTGAGTTAGGATTGGCTCTGGTCCATAATGAATAGAGTTTAAATCCTTGTTTGATCTTTTAAGTTTTTTCTTCATTTTCAAATTATATAAAAAAACGATGGGTGTCGTATAGTTATTTCCAAAATTGCTGAAACAATTGATCCTCTAATTTGTATGCTTCTTTTTCCCAAGGTTGAGAGAAATGAACTTCATCACCCTTCCACTTTCTAAGATAAGGATGAAGTTCTCCCCTAAAAAATTGTTTGGCATGAACTAATTCGTGAGCAAGATTAATCATCATTTCTTCTAGAGTCAATTTTTCTGTAGTGTTCTTTGCTAATTCTATTTCTGCTGTATGCCTATCACCATAGCATAGACCACAAAAGATTGAGTCTTCATACTTAACCTTTTTGACTATATCTATAACAATCAAACCTTTTCTTTTGCGTGGCATCAGATAAGTAATAATACTTCTGGCATAATCTTCTATGCGATCTTTTTGTTTATGTCCAGATACTATAATGTCAATCATCTAATGTGGGTGATAAACCAGAAACCCATTTCTGAGCAATCGCACGAGCATCATCTAACGATTTATAACTTATATATGCTTCATAACCTTTATCAGTAAGCATTTGCACTTTATAGTCATGACTCTTCTCAGTGATAATTGCTCTCTTATCACCAATCCAGTATTCATAGATTGGGATTTCAGTTTCTAGTTTCTTAATCATGATCTATTCGTCGACTTCGGGAAAGTAGTTGTCTGTCTTTTCATTATATCCATAATATCCTACACTATTGGGGTTGCTTTCGTCAACAGGTGATTTAGCATCGCACCAATTACAATCTTCTCCCATTAGAGTATCAGTCGGTCCACTATCGGGACAATTGTGAAACCAAAACTCGTAATTCTTATCTTCTTTTTTCACAAAGCATTCACATTCTGCTCTGGTGTTACCACACTTTGGGCATTCTAACATTAAATACATTCCTTCTTCCTAGATATCACTTCTATTTATAACTCAAAATAAAAGGCATGATTTCCGATGGTTCCCATAGGTTTCATATCCTTACACCATGTGGGTTTAACCCCAATAGAATGATAGTGTGTAGCACCAAAAGTTATATCCACACCTTTAATGTTAGTCAAAAGCATATGAGCAAGCATCACAGAAGTTGCCCATGCTTCGTAATCTTTGGGTTCGTCTGATTTGCCATCACAATACCAACTAAAATGACAAGCATGCCTAGTGGGAACTTGTTCATCTCGCCAATTGGTTCTATGCTTTCCTTGAAAAACAACAGCACATACTTCATTGGGAAAACGATTAGATGCCACTCTATTCATGGTCACATTACCGACTGCTGTCATGCCTTCTAAAGTTTCACCTCTTGCTTCATGATACATGTTAAGTGCTAAGCAATACACATCATCTGATAAGTTATAATAGGAATCGGTTATTCCTATCATTAGATCTACCTTGTCTCCGATAATCTCTATCTCTTCAGAATACATGTCTTGCCTTAGTTGTAATTCTTCTAAGTATATTTCAACTTGATAGATTTCTCTAGCATTGAACAATCCTAGTATAATAAGCAAACCTGAGAGGGCATATGATATCTTTGCCCAAACAGGTACTTTCGCGAATTCAAATTTACCTTGTTTCATTTGTCGAACTCCTTGTTGATTGAATGACCTTTTTCATAGTCACCCTGTTTAAATGCTTTCTTTCTTTCTCTTCTGAGTGTTGTTGTTCTGTCATCTGGATCAAAGAAAAACATCCATGCTATAATCCATGCGATGAACAATACGATCATTGTTATTGCTAATTCTACATTCATATTCATATTATCTGCCTATATGTTTGACTTCATCTTTAGGGATGACTTGGTATGCACCTTTGTTATAAGCAGGAGCAATTGTTACACCCTCAACCACTTTGGGTTCTTCTTTGGGTGTTAATGCTCCTGTCTTACCAGAATCATAAGACGCATATTGTTTCGTAGATCGTTCTTCATTATAACGATCCAACCCACTCTTTTCAACTGGATCAGATGGTTTGAAATCTGGACGATATGCTGTAGAAGGAAGAAGTTTCTTCTTCTTGCGTTTTTTACCCACCATGGAATATCGCATGGTATCTGGTCTAAAGATCATAGGCATAGTTTAAAATCCAGAAGTCCAATGTACATAAGACTCTGGGCAGTTATCTTCCCCACAACAACAAGTTTCGTCAGAAGATTTTGCTTTTACTTCTACCACTGATTCGGTATATCCTGGAGCAGTATCTCTCCACTCTCTGTCTCTTTGAACAATATCTTTAAATTCTTGTATTGTCATCTTTATACCCTGTTGTCAATTTGATCAACTAGATCGTGAATTTTAGCAAGATCTTTATCTTGCTCCTTTTGCTTATCAAGAATCTCTTGAAGCATTGCTTTTATTTCTTCCATAAATTACTCCTCTTTTTATAGTCTTTATATCATACTAAAAAGTGGGGGGTGTCGTAAAGTCCTAAAAGTATTCAACCCAACCTGTTGCTATAAACTTCTCGCCACTCAATGGTGGATTACCTCTATGCATATGAGTAAAATAAGCAGGGAATACGATTGCTGTTCCTGCCTTTGGTTTAAATCTGACTGACTGATGTAGGAATTCAGTTTCTCCACCTTCTTCTACATCGTTAAGAAATACTGACCATGCTAAGAATCTATCTCTATCCTCACCTTTTGTTCCTACTATTTCGCAATGCCAAATATGATATCCTTCTCCAGGAACTGTTCTTTGCACTTTTCCTTGAAAGATTCTATAATTTGCTTCTTTGAGTACAGGATGTTGATCAATGTAATGACCTACAATAGCACCTTCTATGTATTCTATAAATTCTTTTTGATTTTGCCAAGTGATTTTGGATTCTTCACTTGTATAATCGTTCCAATCTAGCAATGACATAGATTCATCTTTCTTATTAGTTGATGGAGATGGATCGTATTCTGATCGCATTCTAGTTTGACCAGCATCTTTACTAAAGTGAAATTGACTGATTAAAGAATCACACTGTTCTAGTGTTAAGGCATTCTCATAGATACCTATGTGATCTCTATATTCTATTTTACAATTTGGGTTCATGTCATTAACTCTGCGAATTCTGCCAATGCTATCTTCTCTTCTGTTGATATTTCAAAGTGTTTAGATTTTTTAGTTAGTGGCATATATGATATTGGTTCCTCTAATTCTATATCAAGTAATTGTAAAGCAGAAGGAACATCATCTTTAAAGTCCTCATGATTTAACACTACATGATTAGGAAACTTTGCTCTTATAGATTTATCTCTATCATGGAAAACAAGAACTATGTTTACAATTTCTTTTAGTCTTTCTAGTCTTTCATCTATACTCCAAGAAAAGAATTCTTCTTTCCTTGATCCTGTAACAGGAGGAGTGGCAAAGTTTCTTTGCTTATTAATACCATAATCATGAAAGTATGTGAGACTGGATATGTAAAAACTTGTTAACAACTCGAGTTTATCTCTATCTATAAAGATTGGTATGTAATTGTTATTGTGAACAAATGTTTCTAGGAAAGGCATATGCTCGGAAAGCACATTACATGCTTCAATTTTAAAAGGTGGGAAATCTTCAGGGCAATCTTCAAAGAATGTGCCTATGCCTGTTCTGTATAATGACACACCTCTGCCATTACACCACATCATCTCATCTATATCTAGTTTTCTATACTTAGATTCCCAAACTGATTTAAGCAGTTCTTGTAGAACTACTGATGATGTTCTTGGTTTAGCAAAAACTGCGTATCTAGGCAACTTGATATTCTTTGTCGGCATATCTTTCCTCATCCCCTGTTTGTTGACACTCTATACATGTGTCATTATTCAAAGGACTAGTATATTTATATCCGCAATCAAGACATTCGTTTTCGTTTCTCTTTTCGGTCATGATAATCTCTCACAGCATATACTCGCAACCATGCGAATACAGTCATCATTAATGTAGTGTATGTGCCTATCCAGAAAGCACTTGTTATGTCCCAATGGTCAATAATAACCCATAAGCACAAAAGTTGCAAAGGATAATTAATAACAGTGCCAGAAAAAACAATCCATGATGTTTCTCTGGCAACTGACCTTTCACGTGTATTCAAAAAAGTTCCTTTTGATTAGGATCATAATCAGGATCAAGCATAGACTTGATTTGATCAATGGTGGATTTAGAATCTCCCGAGATATGTAAGATTCCTAACCCACCGACATCGGTAAATGATTTGATGTTTGATTTCCTGTCATCAACTAACAGATATCCAGGTTGAGCAAATCCTCTTTTAGATCCACCCTTTTCTACGCAGTTAACAATCATGTTCGGATCAACCCATTCGTCAATCCATTCTCTTTTGTCTTTAACCACGATCTCTCTATTGATAGAACCTGTTGCTGTTAATATCTCAGTTCGGATACCATGACTATCTTTAAGTGATCTGCAGAACTGCACCAATTCAAACATATCTGGATAAACATCCAAATGTCTGAATAATCTATGAGAAGTCAGTTTTTCTTTTTGAGCATCATATGCCAAATGACCTTGATGGTCATTTTCTATTACTACTGAAAGCATGTTCTCGACTCCAGATTTGAAGTCAGCGAGTACTCCATCCATATCTAAGTAGATAACTTTAATCATAAGACCATGATACCTAAGTCAAACATAATGACTGCTAGTAAGAAACCTGATGCAAACAAGTAAATGCCAAAGGCAATTTGTAGCATCTTATTAGTTTTATTGATCTCACTATCAATCGCTCTCAACTTTTTGATAGTCTTATCAAAGTAGTCTTGGTTTAATTTTGTTATTTCAATTTCTTTCATTTTCACTCCTACATAATAAATTAAAAAAGGGTGTGAGGTTAACAGTGGCATTTTGCCCTAGTCCGAAGACGCCAGAAACCTCACTTTTGATTCTTGATTGATCCCGATCCCATAGCAGACTAGCAATTTCCGTTATCAGTTTATCAATCATCAAGTTAATCATACTAAAAAAGTACCAGTGTGGTAAACCCTTTTTTATTAAAAGGGACCATCAGGTAATTCTTCAAATCTTTTGTTAACGAGTAGATCAATAACTTTATTTCTATCAGTCATTGCTACTCTCATATCGAAAGATTCACACAATCCAGGTCTGCTAACACCACCATCTAATTCTCTTAGAATGTTTCCAGTGTTCATTTCTGAGACCTCGTCGAAGATTCTTTCGAGGGTTGTTTCATTTGCTAAGTTTGACATATTCACTCCTTTAATGTTTTTTCCTAGTATTATAATCATACTAAAAAACGAGGGGTGTCGTAAAGTCTTTTTACAAATTATTTTTGTAGTGTTCTACGATTGATCTAAAATTACCAAAGAATCTGAGGGATATGAACTTGGCTGGATTTTGTTTGTCTAATGGTACTGTATGCTGCAGAGAACCATCGAATATAAAGGGTTTGTATTTCTCAACTTTGAGTGAATGTATTTTGCCAGATTTGCTTTTAACTTGAAAAGTCCAATCTGAACTTAATGGTAAGATTAATGGATCAGTGAATTCATCTATACCATTAGGATGATAATCGGAATGCCATTGAACTTGATTTCTCCAACCATATTCAGACCAAGCAAAATCGGTATCTAGATTAAAGTATTTCTTAAGAAAGGAAGATACATCATTTGAATGAAGCATAGGAAAAGCATCGATGTTTGCCTTCACCATGAAAGGAGGTTCAATGGGAAAGTTATCTGATGCTGTAAGAAAGTAATTTGTAGAATAATAAGCATCAGGTTGGAATTTTAACTCAGGCACACTTCTACCTGCATAAGCATCATAGAAATCTGTCAATGATGAAGTTCCTTCTGATATGAGAGTATCTACTTCTTCGTCACTTGGCGAGATTGTTTTCATCACGCATAGACAGTTCGCTTTGTCTAATAAGTTCGCTATATCCATATTTTGCTAAGTAAAATGAGTCAACGATATCAGAAATAGGATGTTCTACTTCTGTATCTAATAGTTTTTTGAGATCTATGCCTTCTAGTTCTGTAAACTTTTCATACATTAGATCTTTGTTTGCATTCCCTTTGTTAGTAGCAAATTTCTTTATCTTTGTAGGTGCTACTACTATAAAGGGAATATTCGTCTTAAACAGTTTGTGTTTTAGCAGTCCAGTGTTTTCAGCAATGTGAAACACTCGTCCTTTACTTCCGAAACTGTAGTCCTCTAGCACAACTAGATCAGGATTATAACAAAGCACTTGAGATAGTGCCCATGTTGATATCCAATCGAATCGCTCCTCTTGTGAGACATAATCAGGTTTTGTATCCCCAATAATGTTATTCGCGAATGGTGGGTTTTTTTTATCTATAAGATAATGGAAGGTGCAGTTTTCAAAATTAAACTCACCACCTGTATAACCACAGATTGCTGGACAACCCATGGCATAGTCTATGCCAACAATATTCATCTACTCGTCGTAATAACTTTCGTTCTCGTCGACTCCGTCCTCCAGATCTAGTTGGCTGCCACAGAATGGGCAAAAATGTAATTGATAAGGTAATCTAAGATTGTGTTCAATAGAACAATCAGCATCACATTCATCACAATGTATAAGATATCGCGAATATGTGTCTGTTAATGATACCATTAAGTTCTTTGCGTTTTATTGATTTGACCGATTAAAGCATCATAACCACCTATCTTTTCACCTTTGAAAATAATTTGTGGGAATGTTCTTGCTTCTGGAAACTCTTCAAAGAGTTGCTCTCTGGTAAAGTCCTCGTCCAGTTTCTTAACTTCTATGGTAAATCCTTGTGATCTTGCAGCATCTTCTGCTCTTACACAATAAGGGCAGTTGTCTTTACTATAGATCACAACTTCTGCTTGTTTTTTCTTAGGCATTTTTGACCTCTACTATTCTTCTAATCGTTGTCACATCATTGTAGTCACCAAATGCAGTATAGTCTCTTACAACTTTTTCTTCAGTTAGATAACCATCAACCACTCTTGTGGTAATAATCTCTCTGCGTAAAACATCTTTTGTATCTTCAATACCATTAGGGAATGCCACACTAGTCATTGGTCCTTCTTGAATGTTTACTACCTTGTCATATTCTCTGCTCATAATTTAAATCCTTTAAAAGTTTCATTTGTTACATCTTGTTTAATACCACCCATTACATAAGACTCTATCTCAGTTTCCTGTGGAGCATTTTGTAATCCTCTACTAGATAACCAATGTTGTGTCCATGGTAATGGATTGTTGTTTTGTGGTATGTTGTATATAGCATCCATACCCAATGCTCTTAATCGCTTGTTAGCAATAAACTCTACATATGATCCAAGAAGGGAAGCACTCAGTCCTATCATACTTCCCTTTTGGAACAAAAATTCTGCCCATTCTTTTTCCTGATCTACTGCTTCCTCATACATTTTGTATACAGTATCTTGTTGATCTTTAATAACTTTTAACATAAGTTTGTCATTCTCAGACTTCATGTAGTTCTTAATGATATGCTGTGATACTGCCAGATGTTGAGATTCATCTCTGGCGATCAATGATATAATCTTCGCTGATCCTTCCATGAGTCGCAGTTCCCCAAATCCAAAAGTACAGGCAAAAGAAACAAAAAATCTAATTCCTTCTAAAATGTTTATACTTATGAGTGTTAGATATAACTTGGTGTACAACTCTTCTTTATCTATCTTATGTCCAATATCAAATCTTTTTGCTGTGTCTATAAAATCATCGTATGCTTTTGTTACACTTTTTGCTCGTTTGAGTATTGCTTCCTCTTCTAGTATGGTATCAAATACATCACTAGGATTAGGATATAGATTCTTTATCATATATGTATACGATCTAGAATGTATAGTTTCCATAAAGTCCCAAGCAATAATACATGCTTCTAATTCAGGCAGTGTAGTGTAAGGCAACAATGCTATTGCTGGACCTCTACCTTGTACACTGTCTAACAATGTTTGGTATTTAAGATTAGAAGTGAAGATGTGCTTTTGAGCATCATTCAGTTGCTGATAATCATTTCTATCTTTTTGTAATGATACTTCTTCTGGTCTCCAAAAGTATCCTAATTGTGTTTGCGTGAGTTTATCAAAGATTGGATATTTGAATTCATCGAACCTCTGAGTATTAAGTGCTTCGCCAAAGAACATCGGTTCTTTTAGGAAGTTGACTTTTTTTCTGTTAAATATCGTCATGTAATATTGCTTCGTTAGTATGAGGATCTGTTATGTTTGCACATGCACGCATAGCAACCTCACCTCTTTTATTCAGTTCTGCTCCATATTTGTTTTTTCTTTGTTCTGCTATCGTAGAATGGTCATGATCATCATAGATACTTCGTCTACCATCAAATGCTAATTCATTGCAACCATTAAATAGAGGACCATTCTTATCAACATAGTGAGTAAAAATATGTCTAGAATATTTGCCGACAAGTTTATCTCTCCAGTGTATAGCATTACATCCTTGATATGCTAATACATCTCCAGGTTCAAGATAGACTCTCGCAGCACCCATCTTAAATCTTTCTTCAAAGTTTTTACCTTGTACTGTATCCCATGCTTCTTGGTAATCAACACCCACATAATTTTGATCTGCTAATACCCATATTGACCATGGTTTCTTGTCATCTGTTTCATATTCTATGGGGAATGTCATAGACACTTCACAACTTGGTCTATCTGTATGCCCAAATAATTTAGCATCTCTAAAGTATGTTCTAGCAAAACTGTAAGTTGGTACTAGTTCTAATTCTAATGCATCTTGTAAAGGTTCTTTCAACATTAGCAACATTGCTTCGCCAAAAGGAACATTTGCCATATGCTCTGATACATATTCTATTTGTTTACCAGCACCATCAGGTGTATCTACAACTGATCGTTCTTGTTGCTTAGAACTACCCCATTCTTGGGAATTTTCAGTTCTCAACCAACAGTGCCTTGCGAATTCTATCATTCCCTGAGGAATAAAGTTTCTAAGAACTACAAATCTATTGCGTCTAAAGGTTTCGGCAGTAGGTGTTATTCCTTCTTTGTTCAATACTCTAGATATTGCACGCATCACATTCTTCCTGTTCAAATGGGTCTTCAGAAGCAGGTGTATTTATAACCTCTACTTCTTCAACCACACTATCATCTGTCTTCATATCATAAGTGTTTTGATAATATGAAGTTTTCCATCCATACTTATATGTATTGAGTAAGTCAGTTGCCATACTAGAAATAGGTACTTCGTTGTTATCATAGTTCTCAGGATTGTATGACCAATTACCTGAAATTGCTTGATCAAAGAACTTCTGCATTACTGCCACCACTTTAATGTACCCATCATTGTTAGGCATATCCCATAGCAAAGTGTAATAAGACATTAACTTTTTATATCCAGGAACGATTTGTTTCAATGGTCCTTTCTTTGACTTCTTAACAGATAAGAAATCTCTTGGTGGTTCAATACCATTTGTCTCATTAGATACTACAGATGATGACTCACTAGGCATTTGTGCTGTAAGTGTAGAATGTCTTAGTCCGTGTTCTTTAATATCTTTTCTTAAAGCATTCCAATCACAATTGTACTTGGGTGCTACAAGATCATCAACTTCTTTCTTATAATGATCTATAGGAAGTAATCCCTGACTGTATTTTGTTCTTTCGTATCCTTCGCATGTACCCTTTTCTTTTGCTAATTCATTAGATGCTTTAAGTAAATGATACTGGAATGATTCGGTAAGATCGTGAACAATTTTCCATGCTTGTGGATCATCATACTTAACTTTATGTCTTGCTAAGTAATGAGCAAGACCAATGTATCCTATTCCTAATGATCTTCTAGACTTAGTAGATCGTTCAGCAGCAACGACAGGATATCTTTGGTAATCTATAACTTCTTCTAATCCTCGTACTGCCAATTCACATAGATTAGGTAATTCGGAAAGATCATCTTTAAGTGTACCCACATTAATTGCTGAGAGAATACATAAAGCAATTTCACCCTCTCCATCAATATGTTCTAATGGAACTGTGGGTAAAGTGATCTCTTGACATAGATTACTCATATTGACTTTATCTAAGAAAGAACTATGACTGTTAGAGTGATCGATATTCATAATATAGATACGACCTGTTTCTGCTCTTTCTTTGAGCAAATCAGTAATCAGTTCTCTAGCACTTACTTTCTTTTTGGGTACTGAAGTTGCTCTCTCATACTTCTCATACATCTCGTCAAACTCAGGTGTACCAAAGGCATCGTACAATCCTGGAACATCATGAGGTGAGAATAGAGTTATCTCACCATCACTTAAGAATCTTTCGTAGAAGAGTTTACTGAGTTGGAT